CTGCAGGTTTTGGTGTATAACCTCCCGTACCGCCTGCCGGACACGGGGATGGTCGCCGATAAATTGGCGTTGTGGAATTGTTATATGATCCTTTTTTGTCAAAGCCATATTTTTCCAGAACTGCGCCTTCGCTGACAGCATTCGATTACGCTGGGTATTGTTGGCCTGACGCTTCTTGATTGAGTAGGTAATGCTTTCGGCATTTTGGCGATACATGTACCAAAAGTATTTCCGCATCCGGGGTGTGATCTTGATCTTTCCGCCCCGGTTGTGCAGCCCCATGTAGGGCGTATCGGTCGAGAACTCAACGCCGTTCTGCCGGATGGTCCCCCGAATACTGTTACGGCCATATCCTGTATCATTAAGAAGCTTGTCACCGTTCCCCGGAGATTTCCGTCCTGGCCAGGGGCGGTCGAAAAAAGCCCGGCGTTGGAAGTTGCGGTCGAACTCGTCGAGCAGTTCGACCTTCAGATCGGTCAGGATTTTTCGCTTCAGATCAAATAATTTCGGCATTTTACTTGCTTTTCGCGTTTTAAAACGTTATTTTTGCGCAAAGCGCAAACTATGATTGATAAAGAGTTTAAAACCAGCGACGAATGCTGCCAAAACTGCAAGCATTACCTTGGGGATGATCGATGTCTGGCATTCGATAGCATCCCCCGGGATGTGTTCCTGCCTCTGCGTCCCCATAACTCCATAATGAAGGGACAGAAGGGAACGTATGTGTTTGAGCCTCGGGAGGTGAATGTGATGCGTGCATACGTGGAGTAAGCGGAGAAATTATTCTCCGCTTTTTTTATACCTCGCCTCATATTCGGCCTTTATCATTTCTCCTACATGCGAAGCCAACTCCCGAGGGTTAGGATTGTTGAAATATTCGCTCCACGCCTCGGCGACGAACTCTTTTAGATTGGTCATCGCATATTTCGACAGGTTGTCTTTGATGTAGCCTGCACCCAGGACGATCGCTTCCTGATACCAGTCTTTCGAGCCAAGCTGCTGTGACACATGGAGCAGTTCGTCGATACGGTGTCCGAGTTCATGGTCGAACACGGATTTCACCGTGTCGCAACCTTCCGGATGGAATTTGGCTTTTACGTCGCCCTGTAAGGATTCCGTTATCTTCGTTCCAGCCCAGGCTGTATTAAATACCACGCCGTCTAATCCATACTCCTTACCTGCCGAATGGGAATACGCATAACAGCTGGTGTAAGCCACCTTCCGGGCCCGGCGCATAGCTACCTTTTGGATGTCCTCG